TATACCTATAAATATGACAAATGAAAATATTGAAACAAATGATATGCAAGATGAATTAAAACAATTTATGCAAAATGAATTAAACGCATAATCATGATGGGTTCAATACAAAATTTATTTTTTATATAGTATATATTGTTAACTCACATAAAGACTATTCATATATAATATATATTATGCAATATGATATTATTAATAGGTTCCCTAATGTAGAACTTTCTTATGAGAGAATTAATCATAATAAAGTTCAAGATAAATGTAAAAATTGTAACTTATTTTTAGCTATTCCTAGAGGAAAAGAAGTATTTGCATGGTTCACTTACCATAATAACCAAAAAGTTTGTGTTCTTCTATATTTAAATGACTTTATTTCTAGAAAGGACAGATTATTTTCAAATGTAGAAATTACATCGTGTATTTTCGATTCGTCATTATGTTTAGGAACTATCTTTTTTGGAACCATTTTTCATTATAACAAAAATAAATATTTTTGTGTTCAGAATATTCATTCCTATAAGGGAAACAAAATTGACCATTATTATTTTCAAAATAAACTTTCTTTATTACATACTATTTTTAATTCGGAAATTAAAAACAAAGCTTATACAAACAGACAACTTATATTTGGATTACCTATTATGAGTGAAAACAAAAATAATTTGCTTGATAAACTAGACACTCTCCCTTATAAAATTATGTATATTCAATGCTTATATTTACATAAGCACTCAAACATTTATAACATGCCGTATAGCCGAATTTATTATTCCAACAATTACGAAAACGCACCTACAGTCATATTTAATATTACACCCAGTATTCAAAATGATGTATATTTACTCAATTGTTTTCATAATAACAGTCTAAAACATTTTTATGATTTTGCGTTTATTCCAGATTATAATACAAGCGTAATGATGAATAAACTGTTTAGAATTATTAAAGAAAATGATAATCTAGATTTATTAGAGGAAAGTGATGATGAAGATGAATTCCAAAATGTAGAGTTGGATAAATTTGTTCACTTAGATAAATGTATTCCTATGATTTGTTCTTTTAATTATAGATTTAAAAAATGGGTTCCCATTAAGGTATCTAGTTCTAACAAAATATGTAATTTATATACTATGCAAAATTTTGTTAAAAATAATTATGTTTTACCGCCTAGCAAAAAACCTTCATAATATATCCAATAAAAGTATATGATAAAAGTTATGATAAGTCATAATAAACGTTATGATAATTTAATTCAATAATTTATTTTTTAATGTTCTTTTACATTTATTTCGCTGATTGCCTTTGTTTCTACAAGTTTTACGAATTGCCTTTTTAATACATTTACGTTTGTTTTTTTTTCCACTACATCTATGCATTATTGATTTTTCTATATCGCTATCATCTTTTATAGAAGAACCGGGTTTTGGCATAAGCACTTCATTTAATACTTCAAAAGGCATGAACATATATTTTGTTAGTTTATTCTTAAAATCAAATATACCACTTAATACTGTTGTATTACCCTTCGTATTATTCCCTCTTTTACGTATTTCTTTATTTTCTTCTTTATTTCCAGCATCTACCATATACTTTTTTATTTCTACCTTTTCATCTCCATAATTTTTTGTAATATCTGCTAATTTCATTACTAATATATAAATATATTTTCTTTTAAATTTAATTATTACCTTTTTTTTCATAATAAATAGTATACTTATTATGAACAATGAATATTTAGAAAAACAAATTATTACTTATATGGGAAATAAACGTAAGATTATTCCGTATATATCTGACATTATTGATGAACTGGAAAAAAAAGAAGGGCGTAAATTAAAAATGGGAGATGGATTTTCTGGTTCAGGTATTGTTTCACGTTTATTCAAAACGAAAGCTGATACATTATATTCTAACGATTTAGCAGGATATAGTGTTACATTAAATAAATGTTTTTTAGAAAATCCAACTAAAAATACTATTTCAGATATTCATAAATACATTGAACTCGCAAATAAACATGTGGATTCTACTCATTTAAATAAAAGTGATATGTTTATTTCTAAATATTGGTCTCCACAAGGAACCATTAATGAAAACCATCGTGTTTATTTTACAGAAGAAAATGGTAAACGTATTGATTTATATAGAAATTTTATTAATACGGCACCTGAAAATATTCAACATTTCTTACTAGCGCAACTTCTTATAAAAACTTCTATCCATAACAATACCAATGGACAATTTTCAGCGTTTTTTAAAGATAAAACAGCGAAAGTTGGAAAATATGGAGGAGAAAAAGGAGTTGATTATAAAAGAATTACCACTCCTATTAATCTTGAAAATCCTATATTATTTAATAACAAGTGTAATACGTATATTAGTCAAGCAGATACAAATGTATGGTGTAAAAATATACCCGAACTTGATTTAGTTTATTATGACCCACCATATAACAAACATCCATATAATATTTATTATTTTCTACTAGATATTGTTAATAATTGGGATAAAACCATTAAGATTCCAAATACTAATAGAGGACAACCCAAAGATTGGAAACAATCACATTATAATAGTATAAAACATGCAAAAGATACATTTCTTGACCTTATTTCTAATACAAAATCAAAATATATTTTACTATCCTATAATGATGGAGGCATTATTTCTATAGAACAAATGGACGCTATTCTTGAACAATTCGGTGAAGTAACCAAAATACCGATTAATCACAAAGTATATAACCGCTTAAAAGGTATTAGTAATTACAAAAGAAAACAAGAATATAAGGATGTGAAAGAATTTTTATGGTTACTGCAAAAAAAATAACCGTATGATTATTTCATTCATTATTTCATTTACGTTTGATTTTTTTATTCAATAAAATCAAATAAACAATCATTCTTTGGCACCGCACTTTTCTTTTCTTTTTTATTCGGGTCATGTTCAGTTACCCATACATTTCTGTCAAACTTTTTATTTGAACTTCTCATAATTGTGTATTTTTGCTTTTTATAAAAGCGCTTTCTTTGTAAATATTGCTTCTGGAACATCTCATGCTTGTCTATTATATCCACTACTAACGGTTGACTATGGTTACTTCTCAATATTCTACCCACTGTTTGAATAATATCACTTTTCGGTGTCGCCATTATTAATGTGGTCAACGTTTTTATATCTAACCCCTCCGACGCCATCGCATAAGTTGCTATAATTATTTTCTTGGACTCACTTTCTTTTAATTTTTCTTTTTTCATACCACCCACATAATAACCCACATCAGCTATATTTTGATGTATTATCGCATCATGTAAATAAGTTAATATACTTTTATTATGAGCAAGTATCATTACTTGTTGATCATTATTTTCTTCCAATATCTTTTTTAATACTTTTAGTATAAATTCACTCCTGTAATTACAACTACACAATTTTCCAATCATAGTGCTATATTGCGGATTTCCACGATAATCATATTTTATTTCATTAAATTCAGCGTCATCTATTTCAAAATCTACCGCTTTTATCAAAACATGTGTCTTGCTCGTATCTCGTTTTTCTGTATGTATTATATCTCCAATAAACATCTTAAATACCTTTGTTAAACCGTCTTTTCGCTCCATAGTTGCCGATAATCCCAATACATAATAAGTTACTACTTTCAATAACGCTTGTGAAAATACTTCTGCTCCCATGTGGTGAACCTCGTCTATAATTGTAAAACCAAAACTCGCAAACTGAGTTAAATCATAATCTTTCATAGACAAAGATTGTAACATAGCAATGCATATATCCTTTCCTTCTATATCCATCGTTTTACCCTGTATTTTACCTACACGAGCATCTGGCAAAAATTCTTCTATTCGTTCAATCCACTGGTCCATCAAAAACTCCTTGTGAACTACTATAAGTGTCTTTTTTTTTAGAGCACCTATTATATTTAAACCAATGACTGTATTATGTGTAACTGTAAAATCACCTAATACAAACCGTCTGTTTCCATCTATTTCAAATCCATAATAATCATCTTCTTCTAATTTTTTTATAGTTATACCCGTATTTAATGGGTCTTTTATCTGTCTTCTCGGTTCTACTTTTTTTCTAGGACATTTAACTGGTATTTCATCTAATCCTGTTCCGTGAATATAAGTTCTATAATATGTTCCCTCTCTTTTTTCTCCTTTATACATACATGATTTTTTACATTCACTCTTATAAGCAGCAAACCCCAAAGACCTCGCTAGAAATATTATATCATCAAACAATTTTTCATTTTTTTGAATAATATCATAACCATTATCATGAGCAGACCCATCCGAATCAAGTATTCCTGCTAACAATTCTAACTGTGTATTTCTATCATTACATTTATAATCATGAGGAATATGCTTGTTTTGAATTAAATTATAATCGCGCAAATAATTCATTAATTCATTCACCTTCCTACCTTTTATTTTTTCAATAGAATTAATACGATAATCATATTGGTCTCCCGTGTATTGTAAATATAATGTTGGATGTTTATTTTGAAAACAAGTTGATGATAAATGTTTTAATACACATGAATCTTGCGTTGATATAGTTGTTCCTCTTGATGCACCATCTCCTAACCAATAACCTAATAAATATGGATCTATTTTCACTTCTTTTTTTGGAAATACAACAGGAACTTTATATCCTTTTAAATACCCACGATATGTTTTACACAATTTTAAATAGTCCAATACAGATATATCACGAATAGTGTATTTTTTTATATGTTTACCTTTACTTGTAGTCCATTTTAATGATAAAATGTGACTTTCATTTACGGTATACGAGTCTCCTTTATGAGGGATTACTTCATACATTTGCTCTCTTCCTCGGGCAAGTGTTAAAACATTTCTGGGTGTAGAATCATCGCCCATAAGTATATCGCCTACTTTAACATCTTGAACCATTTTAATTGTCCCATCATACATCATAATAGGTGTGTTTAATCCCAAACATTTTCCAAGTCCGGTGTCTACCTCCAATAAACCACCTCCCATATTATTATTATCCTTTATATAACCTGTAAATTTATTTACAATGTTTACTTGATAATCACGCAAACTGCCTTTAAAATCAACATTCGTATCATCTCCTTGAGATATTTCTACTTTGTCAGGTGCACCATACCGATGTATTCCATAAAAACGTGGTAGATACATTTTTTGACTTGATTCTCTATATACCGGGAACGCTGTTTGAGGAACTACTGATTTAGGAATATAAGGTTTTACACACAATTCTTGACGTATATTTGCTTTATCCTCCTCCGTCATACTATTTTTATAAATGGTATACCCTCTATTTCCCAAATACGTCTTTTCTTTATTCATAGTATTACTTTTATTCATACTAGTCTCCATAGGTTTTTTATCTTTTTGTTTTTAATATTTATTTATTTTTCAATTTTTGTTTTATAAAAAATCTACTTATATGATATAAATGAACGTTGTAAATGATCTCATGAAAATAGTCAAAAAAATTATGAAAAACGCATCCGATGTTAAATTTAACCAATCGGAAACTTTATTATGCGCTTTATTCATTATTTATTTAGTATTAGATTTAGAAACTCCGGCTACTTTAACAAACGCCATTGATAGTTCTTTAGGTAATGTTGTTGTTTTAGTATTCACCCTTGGATTATTTTATACCAAGAACCCTTACCTCATTGTTCTTGGTGTTGCTGCTGCTTATAAATTAATTAAGCAAAGCAGTATGGCAACTGGTTCTTTTGGCATTGATAACTACTTACAAAATGAAGAAAAAAAGCAAAAGGCCATGAAAGAATACAACGCTCCTCGCGAACAATCTTTAGAAGAAGAAATGGTTGAAAATATTACTCCTTTAGTAAAAGGTATCTCTGGAAACGCTGAATACAACCCCATTGTATCTAGAACACAATCCAAACCCGAAAGAGTATAAATGTCTTCATTATAGATGTCGTAAATAGTTTTCATTAATAATAAATTTAATCATGTTATTAAACTTATTATTGATTTCGTAGATAGTTTATTTACCAGAAGTATTTGGACCAGAAGGGTTTGGACCAGAAGTATTTGGACCAGAAGGTAATTTATTCCATATAATACTGATAATACCATACATAACTAATATGACCATAAATGCGATAAAAAATCCCATTATCCAGTTTCCTACTGTATCATTTTTATTGAAAAGACTAGGTATTGGTTTTGGTATTAATTCTATATATTCATTTTTTTCATTTTCTACTTCGTAGCAATCCATTTCTTGTTCATGATCTTCGCCAGTAGCTGGTATAGTATGTTTATGAACGGGATTACCTGTTGTATCTGTTTCCTCAGTGCTGTGTTCATGACCACTAACCATTCCTTCAATTATCA